TGATGTATTAGCAATTTTTGCTAGTAAAGATTTAACAGTTACACCAGACACTAACGATACGGTGACACGGAACGCGGAGATATATAACATACACGATATTCTGAGCGACCCAGTAACAGCATCTTACACATTAACTTTAACGAGGGCGGGATGAGTATTCAATCATTTGATGCCGATATTAAAAAATTTGCTAAAAAGGCAGGACTAGAGGTAGACAAAGTTGTTCGTTCAGTTGTGTTACACGCGTATAGAGGCGTAACGTTGAAAACGCCAGTAGATACAGGAAGAGCGAGAGCAAACTGGAATATTTCGGAAGGTGAGATGAATACATCAGTTAATAAGAACGCTACACAAATACAACCATTTAGAAAACCAACAGGTAAACGGGATGTATATATCACTAACTCCTTGCCGTATATTATGCTACTTGAAAAAGGTTCGAGCAAACAAGCACCGCAAGGCATGGTAGATATAACTATGAATGAAATAAGGAGTTCTTTTAAATAATGTCTTTTGCTGATGAACGTAGTAATATAGAAGAGCGTTTTAATGATAGTTGGAAAACGACATCAATAGCATGGGGTAACGCAGATTTAAACATACCAAATAACTCCGAGTGGGTGAGATTTAACATTCTTAATGGTAATAGTGCATACAGAGCAATAAACGGCTTAAAAAGGCACACAGGCATTATTAATATTCAATTATTCACGCCATTAAATAAAGGAACGAACACGATACGAGGATATGCTGATACAATAGCAACTATCTTTGATGGACAGGCTTTTAAAGATGTAGTGTGTGATGTCGCAAGTGTAGAAACGGTAGGTACTGATGATAAATGGTATCAAATGAATGTTAATATTCCATACTGGAGGGATGAATGAATATAGTATTGTATCCACCAAACGGTGGCAAAGATGGGGTCACGCCACACCCTTCTAAGGTAGAAGAAATGAAGGCGAAGGGATGGGTAGAAAAAAACACTAAAAAGAAAAAAATAAAGGAGATAGATAATGGCTAATCATAAAGGCTCGGAAGGAGTCGCAAAGGTAGGAACATCAACAATCGCGGAAGTAAAGGATTGGAGTATTTCTGAATCAGCAGAAACAATAGATGATACTGTTTTGGGTGAAACAGCAAGAAGTAAAAAGATTGGGCTTACATCAGCAAGTGGCTCTCTCACGGCTTTTTGGGATGAAACCGATACAGCAGGACAAGGTGCATTAAGTGTAGGTGCAGAAGTAACATTAAATCTATACCCAGAGGGAGCAACTACAGGCGATACTTATGCAACATTATCAGCCCTAGTAACAGAAAAAGGTGTATCTACAACATTAGATGGCATGGTAGAAACAAGTGTTAGTTTCGAGTCTAATGGCGCAGTTACATGGGGTTCAGTTTCATAATGAATGTATTAGAGAGTGCAAAAGCACACTTTGATAAATTAGAAGTTAGGGCTATAGAAGCACCAGAGTGGGATACGATAGTCTATTCCACACCGTTTACAATGGGCGAAAAAAAGTCATTGTGGAAATTCGCTAAGAATGATGATTTTGAATTTATGGTACGCACATTAATTCTGAAGGCAGTTGATAAAGACGGCAAGAAAATGTTTGATATTTCAAACAAAGTTGAACTTATGAACAATGTGTCGCCAGATGTTATTACTAGAATAGTAGGTGAAATCTCTGCATCTCAATCTATTGAGGAACAAGAGGGAAACTAAGTAGCGATTCCGAGTTATTGGCATCATATGCACTTGCGAATCGCTTACACAAGACTGTATATGAGATAGACTTAATGACAGTTGATGAGTTTCATGGTTGGATAGCCTACTTTAAATTAGAGGATAAAGATGGCAACTAATCAAGTAGCACATTTAGGAATTAAGGTCAGCACTAAGGGTGCGCAACAAGCCAAGAATGCAGTCAAAAGCGTAGGCGATACAGCCAAGCGAGTCAAAGACCAGATATTTTCATTGAATGGAGCATTAGGCGCTTTAGGTGCAGGTGCTGTAATTAAATCTGTCATTAAGAGCGCATCTGGACTAGAAAGTCTAAAAGTACGACTTAAATTCCTAACAGGAAGTGCAGAGGATGCAGGAAAAGCCTTTGATACTATGACAGGTTTTGCGTCCAAAGTACCATTCGCACTAGAGGATATACAGAAAGCATCCCCACTTCTACTAACAGTTACAGACGATATTGACGAACTAAATGGTCTGTTGGAGATGACAGGCGACATCGCAGCCGTTTCGGGGCTTGATTTTGTAAAAACAGCAGAACAATTACAAAGAGCAATGGCAAGTGGTATTGCTAGTGCTGATTTATTTCGTGAACGTGGTGTTGCATCTTTCTTGGGTTTCGAGGCAGGGGTTACAGTTTCTGCTGAACAAACACGACAACGTTTACAGGAAATGTGGGCGAACAGCACAACAACGGCTGTAGGAGCAACAAAAGAATTAGCAAAAACATTCCAAGGTCAAGTATCTATGATGGAGGATGCGTGGTTTAAGTTAAAAATTCAATTTGCAGATACAGGCATCTTTGAAATGGCAAAGGATGTTGTTTTAAGTATAACAGAATCTCTTGGGAAACAAGAAACAATAGATTCTATAAAATCTTTCGGTAGAGGTATAGTTTCAATTGGCGAGGGGCTTGGTAGTATATGGAAACTGTGGACAGGGTTGCCTCCATATATGCAGGAAACTGGAATTGTATTGGCTATTTTAGGAGGTAAAAAGGTAAAGTGGGCTTTAGCAACAATTACAGCGTTAGGTTTGGGTTTTGAGGATTTACAAGCGAAAGTAAAAGCACATAAAAACCCAGACATACAAGCCAATATAACACCAAATATCCACGCGGATGAAATCACATGGGCAACAGGAACATCAGATAAAATTAAGGAAGAACAGAAATTACAGGAAAAACTCCGCAAGGAATTCGTAGCATCCTCTAAAGTGGTAGAAGATTGGAATAATAAATTGTGGAAAAGTGCTACAGGATTATCTGCTCAAGAGAAACTCACTAGGGATTACAGAGAACAAATAAAAGCACTAAATGAAACATTTATAAACACCTCGATTTCTATAGAAAAACAAGCATTTCTACTTGATAATCTACACGATTTTTATGAAGAAGCAATTGCTGATATAAAAAAAGGAAAACTAGAACAAAGAGTTAAAGAAATAGCAGAAGGTATGGAAGATTCTATAACTGATGCAATAGCGAATATGACACAAGGTCTTGGTTCTTTCAGAGATGTAGTTAATAATATATTTAATCAGATAATGGCACAAATGATACGAATGCAAGTTGTACGCCCACTATTACAAATGGCAGGTTTAGGTGGAGGAGATACAAGTATCCTGAGTTCTATTGTAGGGAAAATGGGAATGGCAGGAGGAGGAAACGTTAATGCTAATCAATCTTATGTAGTTGGAGAAGCAGGTAAAGAAGTCTTTATCCCAAGCAGGTCTGGACAAATAGTGCCAAATCATCAGTTAAATACATCAACAGGAGAAGTAAGAAATATAAACGCTGAAATTAACTTTAATGTTCAAGCCATAGATGCAAACTCATTCAATTCATACCTAGTAAATAATAGAGATACTATAGAAGGAATAATTAATTCGTCATTAACAACCAATGGCTCTGTTAGACGGACTATACGACAGGTAGTGTAATGAATACTCTAACGACTACACTTCTGACAAATCATAGTAATTTGCGAGTTGAGGAGTGGCTTAAACAAGGAAATTCCGTAGAATATAACTCTGGCAAGACACAGAGAATTATACGCACATCTATTCCCGCTATCGAATTACAAATTACCTACAAAAATCTTTCTTTCACTCAATTCACAACTCTGAAAAATGCCTATCAAGACAACCACTCTTCTACTTTTATTGTTGATGCTGACGATATTCACGATTTGCGTCCAGATGTAATGGGCATCAATTCAAGTGTTTGGGCATTTAAGAAATTCAAATTTAATGTCGTTGCGCCTAAGATATATAACGGTACAATAGAACTGGTATCGAGTGTATTCTTTAATTACTCTCAATATCAAAGCGCCTTTAGTCAGTCATCCTCATATACACCTCTTACTTCTTCGGATGATGCGTTTGAGATAATACTAAATACAGTTACACCTTATAAAGTCGATTATGAATACATGAGTAATTCTATTTTTTCTAATATAGGTCAATCGGCTAGACATATTAAAGACAAAGGTGGACTACGAAAAAAATGGACATTGAACTGGTTATTACAAGAAACAGACTTCCTTGTATTATTAAAATTCTATAGAAAGAAAGCGGGAATAATGGGTACTTTTGGTATTCCAGAAGAAGGTGCATCAACTGTCAACAAAGAATCATACCTTCTTAATGTAGATGACTATATTCAAACAGATTATTTCTTGGGGGGTGAAGATTTGACAAAGGCTTATTTTATGAAAGACTCATTAAAATACTCTAGAAGAGTAGATAATATGTATGTAGTTAAAGCAGACATTATGGAGGCATTGAATTGAAAACACTAACAAATGTTGTGCGCTCAGATGATGCCTTTGCAATAGTACATTTATTTGAATTTGATATGTACACTATGGCTAATGTCTTTGATGAAACATTAAGGTTCACAGACCATGATATATTTGTTTATGATGGCACTAATGAATATACACCACTATCTATTACATTTGATAGGCTGACAGAGGATTTTAGTATGTCCTCCGACTCTATTAATGTTTCTATTGATAATATTAACGGAGCGTTGTCTACAAAAGCACTCGCCTCTGAATGGCGCAACAATAGATGTAAAATAACAAGAGTGATGTACACTCCTCCTAGCGAAACTATAAGTAGTGATACATACGAATTCGGAGTAAGTGATAATTCGTCAGTTGCTTATCCTCGTCTTGAAACGTCCAGCCTAACAAAAGACTCTTATACTTTATTTGAAGGCGTAATAGATACATTCTCGGCTTCCTCCCAAGCATTACAAGGTACATTAAGTACGCAATTTACATATTGGTCAAAGCCTTATCCTTCAAGGACATATAACCAGAACGAATTTACAACTATTGTAGATGCATTAAGTGACACAATATATTGGGGTAGACAGCAGGTAGCATGAATAATTGTTTTACATTAGCATACAGATATTTGAATGAGAAATACGCTCTACCTCAACGATGGAAAGGATGGACTGTTGAGGATATGGATGAATTCGTATTACATGAAAAGAAATTCCTTGCATCAAGGCAACACATAGCCTTTTTCCGTAGTTTTTGTGAGAAGGTAGGCATAGCAAAAAAAGATGACATAGTGCTAACCCGTAAATCCGTAGGTGTTGCAATTAATGAGTTTACTTATTGGGTATGGAGTGAGGATACACAAAAAATAAAACATAAGCCTGTTAATAAAGAATGTATTATTCTGAGGTTGCGTAATGGGTGATTCAGTAAAAGCCATTGCAGGATTGGCATTAGCATACTTTGCGCCTGTTTTAGCAGGGATGACAACATCTATATGGGCTTACGGAGCGGTTCTTGTAGGCGCAACCCTAGTAGGAGCATCCGTAGTAGGCTCGGCAATGATGCCAGACTTTGACGACATAGGCGGTGTAGAGTCATATTCTGGAATGAAACTGCAAACACAGAAATCTAATACAAATGCCGTTCCCCAAGTATATGGTAAGCATAGATTAGCGGGAAATATTATTTATCAAACAACAAATACAGCCATAACAAATAATAACGCTGACCATGGATACAATAGAGATTATTGGTCAATTGTATCTTTAGCGGGTCATGCTATAAATAATATAACAAATATCTATGCTAATGAAGATACTATGGATTATATAGGAACACAAAGGTATAAAAAAACATATACCCATGTACATTGGTATAGCGCTAGTCTAACAGCAACGAACATACAATCAATTGAATTTGTGACAGACACTTCGGGTTCGGAAAGTACAGGAGCAACGTTAGGTCTGGATAGTGTTTCTATTCCTGCAGATGTATCATATTTAGCAATTCACGAAGTATTTGATGGGCAACAAAGTAAAAATACACAACTTACTAATATAACAGTAGAAATAGAGGGTAAGAAAATACGAGATATAGTATCATCGACAAACATCACCTCGGGCGTATCTTATTCAAATAACCCTGCGCTTATAGTATTCGATATATTGACTACTGGTCTTAATATAGCAGATGCAGATATTGATATAGCAACATTCTATCAAGCAAAACAAGATTGTGTATCTAATGGATGGACTTGCAATATAGCATTAGTACAACAAGCAAATATACAATCCATTATTCAAGATATATTAGCAACGTGTAGAGGACAAATTGTCCATTCAGATAGCAAATGGAAATTAAAGATTGATACTAAATCACAAACATCAGTCGCAACACTAACTGATGATGACTTTATAAACGACTCATTAACTATTTCAATGAAAGGAAATAGAGAGATTGCAAATAAGATAATTGTAAAGTATATTAATCCCACGGATAATTGGCTGTCTGCACAAGCAGTCAAAGAAGATACAGACCTACAAAGCCTAGATGGTCAAACAATAGAAAAAGTGTTAGATATTAAAGGGATAACAAATCAAACTCAAGCCGAAGAGATGGCAGAAATAACATTAAACACTATGAGATATTCCGAAGATGCAAGTGGGAATAGAGTAAAACAAACTCCATTAGCATTATCGTTTTCAACTACGGTAAAGAATGCAGATTTAGAAGTGGGTGACATTATATCAATTACGCATAATGTACTGGACAGAACCCGTAAGTTTATGATACTATCTCTGGAAACAGACCAGAGTGGAATAATACAAGTTGTAACGAGGGAATATGCGGAAACGCATTACAAAAATTCATCTGGAACATACTTAATATAGGCATATTATGGCAACAATAGTAACTAGGAGTGGAAAAGGGTCAGCATTAACGCATACAGAGATGGATGCTAACCTTTCTAATTTAAACACAGATAAACTAGAATCATCAGCAATTGGTTCAACGGTACAAGCCTATGATGCTACGATTGTAGTAGATGCTGATATTGGTTCAACGGTACAAGCCTATGATGCGGATACTGCAAAGACAGATGTAGACCAATCTTGGACAGGCTCTCAAAGAGCAACTCTTGTAGTAGATAATGATGGTTCATTCGATATGAACTTAGGACAGAACTTCAAATGCACTCCTAGTGGTACATTTACATTAACCTTTACTAATATAGCAAATGGACAGTCGGGTTTTTTGCTTTTGATAAATACAGGGGGGCATACAGTTTCTGCACATTCTACAACGAAGGTCGATGCGAATTTATTATCTACAGTAACAACAGCAGGAACGTATTTAGTATCGTATTTAAGTGATGGTACAAATGTGTACTTAACCAACTCAGCGATATACACATAAAAAGGACATTATATGAGGGCAGGACAACACAATATAGAAATAGAAAATGGTTCTACATTTGAAATGAACCTTGAAATAAATGAAGATGATGGAACGGCATATAGCCTAACAGGATATGCTGTGGATATGCAAATTCGTACCAGTACAGGAACATTAATTTTAGATTGTGGGTCATTTGTGAGTATTGCTAATGGTAATGAAATAGATGTAGCGATACCACCAGCATCAACTGCAAGTATTACCCAAACAGAGGGTCTTTATCAAATAGAAATAAGTCTAAGTGGAAAAGAACACTCATTATTAAGAGGCAATGTTAAGTTTATTTCGGCAGTAATACAATGAATATTACAGTAAATAGCAAAGCCAATAATATTATAAATGTCACAAGCACTAAATATAAAGTTAATGTTAGTGATAAAAAAACAAGTGTAAAAGTTTCTGGAACAGGGATACAGGGTGTTTCTAATTTGCCAAGTGGTGGAAATACAGATGCGTTACTTGCAAAAAATAGTAATACAGACCATGATTATAAGTGGACAAACTCGTTAGATACGATTACAATAGATGCCATGATGAATGGTGGATATTTTTAATAGGAGCAATAAATGGCTAATACAATAAAAATTAAACGCAGTACCACTACTGCAACCCCTACATCATTAAGTGAGGGAGAACTAGCGTATTCCGAAAGTAGTGATAATCTATTTATAGGAACAAGTGGCAGTAACTTAGTTAAGATTGGCGGACAGACAGATGTAGCCAAACTCTCTGGGATAGCATCGGGTGCTGAAGTTAATGTGCAATCAGACTTCAACGCATCCTCTGGTGATGCACAGATATTAAATGTACCAGACCCTGTCATAACACTAGGTGGTGATTTAAGTGGTAACGTAACATTAACTAATCTTGCATCGGGAACATTGTCGGCTTCTATTACCCATGCGACATCAGCCGTAACGTCAACAAAGATAAGCAATTGGGATACAGCATACTCATGGTATTCGACTATGACAACGGCAGATGGAAACGCAGTTATAGATACAGTAAGTGAAATAGTAAGTGCATTCGAAAACCATGCGGAAGGCTTAAACCTTATTACAGAATTAGATGCTAAATTAACTGCATCCTCAACGATAGATGGCGGTTCGTTCTAAATAGAATAGAAAAGGAGTCATATATATGGCTAATACAATACAATTAAAACGCTCAAATGTAGCGTCACGCGTTCCTACCTCTTCAGATTTGTCGACAGGGGAACTAGCATTAAATATGGCAGACTCGAAACTATATTTTAAAGACCCAAGTGGAACAGTTAAAGAAATTGCTAGTGGAGCATCAGCATCAGCGACAACCTTCCCTTTTTATAAAGCAGATGGTACATCAGATACAATAGCCATTACTAGCAATCAGTTTCCATTTTATAAAGCAGATGGTACATTAGATAATATTGGAGTTTCATAATGGCAGATAAAATACCAGTTAAGGCAATTTTTACAGGAAGTGATGTTACTTCTCTGGGTGAGTATGCCAGTACCGATAAGATAGC